GTTTTAGAAAAAAATAGGTACTTCTTTTAGGAAACGGACGCAGCGAATCCGGCTGATGCGCACCGTTTCCGTGTGAGTTTACATAATACACATTGTCGCGCATCTTCTGGCGCGGATCATGGGGTGGCTTCGACCCGCGAAGTTCGCCCCGTGCTGGTGACGCCGAGCGGGCTTTGCCCTCGCTCTCACGTCCCGCAGGCTCTCGGGGTCCGACGAGTCTCTCACGTCCACGGAGGATCGCCGATGCTCGCGTGGCGACCGGCGTTCGCAGGCTCACGTCCGGTCGCCACGCTGCGCTCCTCGCCCTTTGCCGAGGCGATCGGTCGCGGCGGTCATTCGGTCCGGCTGGCGATCGGTCTACGGGAGCACCGATCGGAGACACCACCCCAGGCCGCCCATCGCTAGACATTGGGCTGTCTCCTCGAGGGTGGTTTCAGTGACCACTAGAAGCCGCATCGAGCACAGAGCGCACAGGTTTCTCGAGAAAATTTATCGACCTGCGGTCGAACGTCTCCAACGGCCATGGCTTCGAGCGGTGCCCAGGTTGTTTTTGAGGGAGGAGTCCGCAGCGGGGTTCACGTCCTCGGGCGCACGACCACCACGGGAGCGCCCTTGGCGTCCGGGTCTTCGGCCTTGCCCTTGGGCGCAATCACGGTCGGCCCGCCCAAGCTCATCACGCCGGCCGGCACTGGCACATCCTGCGGGCGCATCGCAGCCAAACGGTTCTCCGACACGCGGCCATCGGCCTCCAGCGGCCACATGGTGGCCATGTCCGACCAGGCGCCCACAGACACCGTGACGAACCCCTCGCCAACGACGACAGCCGAGCCCATCTGGCGCAACTGGTCCAGCGACAGCCGCTCCATCACGCGCGACCCGGAGTCCACCCACTCGATATAGCCGCTCACGCGATCCCCACGACTCACGAGACCGGCGAGCCGAATCCGGTACTTGTCCGAGTAGCCCGCCAGCCGCTTTTCCATCGGACTGCGGTTGTCCGGTCCCTTCGGAGCGCTGGCAGGCGTTGCGGCCGCACCCTGCACCCCAGGTGCCGCCCCACCCGCTTTAGCGCCCTGTGGCGCGTTCTGCGCGGCCTGCGTGGCGGGTTTCGGATGGAAGTAGCCCCACGCGTACCAAGCGCCCAGGCAACCGGCCAGCAGCGCGGCGGGGATGCCCATCGAGAACAGCGCGTTGCCCCAAACCGTCGCGCGCTTGTCCTGGTAGTCGTCGGTCTTCACGTCATCAGCCGCGTGGCTCGCGTAGCTGCCGAAGAACGCCGGGTTGTACTTGCGCACAACGGTCCCCACCTTCTCGTACTGGTCCCCGCCCTTGTGCCGGAACGTGGTAACGCTGTAGCGCTTGGACGTGCCCAGCGCGGAGAGCTTCACGAAGCACGACTTGATGTCGATGCGCCGGCGCCAGATGGCGTGCAAGTCGCGCGCGTCCTGGTCCATCAACACCACGTCGTTGCCGTGGTGGCGATGCTCCTTCACCCAGTCGGCTGTCTCTTCCTCCAGCTTGTAGCGGTTGCCCCAGGTGCCCGCAGCTTCGTCGAGGATGATGAGCGCGTTTTGCTTGGCCCATTGCGAGATCTTGCGAACGTGGTCCTTGTCGTCGGGGATCGCTTCAAGCAACGCCCTGCACTGCTCCTCGGTGATCTCGGCCAGCTCGGCGAGCTTGGCGAAGTTCAGTCCGTTGACGCGCGCCTGGACGATGCGACCGGCCTTGAGCGCGGGGACGATGCGGAACTCCACCGCCTCGTAACTCTTGCCCGAGCCGGGCAGACCTTCGTGAAAGATGATCAAGGCTGACTCCCTGAATGTCGATGGTTGGCGTCACCACTGGAAGAGCGTGACGACCTTGCGAATGAGCTTGAAGACGTAGGCCGCGCCGATGAAGCCGAGACCCAGCGGCAGACCCGCCGAGGTGATCAAGTACAAGATGCCCGGGTCCAGACTGCTGAAAAGCGACTGCAGCCCGCCGCTGATGAACGCCGGCAACGGGATGAGACTGATCAACCCCACCACGGCCGACAGCAGAAGGTCGAGGATGTTGATGAAGGCGTCCGCGACGAAATCCCACAACGCCGCGAAGACCTTGACGACGAGCGAGAGCAACCACGTGGTGAATTCTTGAAGCATGGTCAGTCCAATGCGATGCGGCAGGCGAACCACGCGAAGACGATCAAGATGCACGTCTTGAGCACGAGCAGAGCGTTCGTGGCCCAGGTTGAACAGAACTGGTCGAAAGTCCCGCCCATCGACCGGCCGAACAGCGTGAACGACAGATTCCACGTCGGGCAACTACCGCCCCCGCTGACCGTCCAGAACCCCGCCGTGGCGGCACCGATAGGCGAGGCCAAGAACGCATCCTTGGCGCTCCCGAGCACGTCTCCGACCGTCTTCGTTCCCTTGGTCCGCAGATCCGTGATCGTGGCCGGCGCTCCCCCACAACCGGCATCGCTCGGGTTCTTCTCACACTTCGCCTTCTCGGTGTCCGCAGGATCGTCTACCTTGCCGTCTCCATTGCGGTCCGTGCCGGTCACGATGACATCGCGCGTACTGGAGCCGTTCGGCCACGTCGTGTCGCGCGTGGTCGTCGTCGACGTGGAACCGTCCGAATTCCGCGTGGTCGTGGTCGTCGTCGTCGTGGTTGAACCGTCAGGATTCGTGACCGGAGGTGCTTTCGTCGTGTTCGTCACGCCTGGGAGATCGCCTGTCGGATTCGGCGTCTGGCCGGCGTCACCGCCACCGGGCGCGCTGGCTGGCGGCGTGTTTGTGCGCGGAGCGCAGTACGTCTTACCGTTCACCACCCCTTTGTCATAGCCGGCCGGGCAGGTGTCCGGCGGCGGGGTGTCCGGTGGCGTGACGGGCGGCGACGGCGTGTTGTCCGCACCGCCGCCGCTGGACGTGCACTGATTGCCGGTCGTGATGTAACTACCCTTGGCGTAATAGTGCTTCACGCCATTGACCATCGCGGAGCCTGCCGGCGAGGTGCCATCAAAGACGGACTCGCAGGTGCCGTCGCAGCCAAGAAGCGTCGGGCGCGCGCCCGGGTCGGTGCCCACGTCGTAGTAGCCCTCGGACTTCGTTGTGCCTGCGTGACACGGATTGCTGCAGAAGTCACCACTCCGAGGAATGAGCGAAGCGCCGTAGTTGTAAACGCCCTGCGGGTTGTTCGGGAACTGGAACGTGAACGTGCCGGACATCAACGAGCCAGCGCAGCTGTCAATCGTGAAGTTGGGATTGGCGTTGTCGAAGTTCTGGGTGGCGACCTGCGCCATGAAGGTCGTCTTCCACTCCTGACACGCCGCAACCGGGTCTGCGTAGAACGCCGTCGTGATGTAGCCCGTACGACCCGTGCCCTCCGCCTTGTACTGCGTACACACGTCCGCCGACGCTAAGAGCGGCACACACGCCACCACGAAGGCGAAAAGCCTACGCATGGTGAAGGCCCGCCACGGCAGCGGCGCCCGACAGGACGCCGCAGAAGAACATGAACACCAGCCACATGCGAAGACCCTCCAGAAAAACCCCCGAAGCCACGCGGCCCCGGGGCAAGTGCGTCAACGGCCGATGAACGACAGGACCATCTTGGCGCCCTTCTTCACGACGGCCGGAACGACCATCAGCGCGGCCACGGCCAGGAGAGCGGCACCCACGGTGCTGTAGTCCACTGCGCCGGTCAGCGACGAGAAATCCGTGCCGGTAGCGAAGGCGGGGGAGCCCACGACCGCCAGGATGGCGACGAGAGCCAGCGCGTTCTTTTTGCTGTTGCGAAACATGGTGATTTCCTTTCAAGGTTGTGGTGCGAAATTGCACCGGAGAAGGCCGAACCCTCTGCGGTGAAATCACGCGGACTTGATGAAGCGCAGCACAGCGCCGATGCCCCAGGCGATGCAGTACGAGCCGACGACGAGGGAAAACCCAAGGCTCCAGGCAGCGCCCGCATCACCCGAGCTGGGGAACACGTACGCCGACAGCGCCGAGGTGTCCGAGCCGGTGAGGAGAACCACCGCGCACGTCTGCGTGTCCGCCGGCTGTGACGCTGCCGGCGAAACGACCGGGGCGCTTGCGCCCGCGTCAACGAATTCCGCGCAGATCAAAGCCCGCCCTCCTCAGTGAACGACAGCCAAAGCTGCGTCCCGATCGGTGAGCCAGGAGTACGGCCCTGACGGCGGCTCGTCCCAGGCCGTTGCGTGCCGGGCGACTCGTACAAGGCTGCGAGTTCCCGCAACAAAGACTTGCGCAAACTCGGAGGCAAAGTGCTCACCTGCGGGAGAAGTCCAACCACCACCAACGGCGCGTTTCCAGCCGTCGTGGATCGAAGAATTCCCCTGCACGAACGCAGGCAGGCGAAGCCAGCGCCGAGCGCGGCGCAAAGCGTGATCGAGGCCACCAACACCATAGTTCCTTGCTCCCTTGGGCAATGCGCCTCGCGCTTCGAGGTCGCCTTTCTTCAGATAAGCCATCAGGTACGCCGTCGCGTGCTTGGCGCGAAGCGTGTTCGTCATGCCCTCATGCCACCAGCCTTGCTCATCCCACTTGGGCATCCGGACACCACGCGGCAACCACGCTGCGACGTGGTAGTGAATGACACCGCGCTTCTGAAGCTCGGCCACCCACACGTAGCGGCAGGCGTGCCCTGCCCGCTTGCACCACATCTTGAAAGCCGACATCGCGTTGCTCAGATGCGTCGGCTTCCAGTCGCTGTTGTCGCCCGCGTAGGTGAGCGTCACCATCCACGCACGATCGGACTTGCGGCCCTTGCTGTTCACCGCATGGGCCCGGGCGGCGAAGCCAACCGCCATGCGAAGACCGCTGTAGCGACGTGCCGCCTTGTCGATCTGGAACGCCCCGACCGCCTTCTGCAACGCCGCTCTTGCGGCGAGCACGTTTGCCTCAACGAACTCGGGAGCCAAGCCCTTCGTTCGAGTTGTTGGAACTGAGACAAGCCCGAGCGCTGCGCGCTCTGCCACAGCGAAGCCGGCCTGCGTGGCGGAATTCACCATGCGGCCCCCAGCGCGCGCTCGATGGCACGTTTGACCGCGGTAGGCACGCAATCGCCAGCCTCGGCCCGCTGGAAAGTGCGAAGCGAAACGCCGCAGGCCTTCGCGCACTCCGCCTGAGTCTGTCCACGCTCACGACGCATACGCGCGATGAATGAACCGTTGGACTTCTCGTAGGCCCCCCGCCTGCCGGCCTGCGTGGCGGTTTTCGCGAAGATGCCGAGGGACAGCGGTGTCATGCGCCCTCCCCGATGAGAAGCGCAGCGATCCGACGGGCATGCGCCTCGTGCACGAGCGCATCGAGATCCTGACCGTTGAACCGCGCAACGCGAACGCCTTCGAGCAGCGCGAGAAGCAAGGAAGCACGACGACTCATACGCCCTCCCCGATCAGCGATGCAGCGATGACGCGCGCGGCGTGCTCCCACGAGAAGGCGTGACGGGGCTCCGCTTGGGAACCCCGAACGAAGGACAACAGCATGCGGGCGCGGAGGCTCATGCTGCGTAGCCCCCGATCGGCAGGCCCTGCGCGTTGAGCGCAGTCACCTCGAACGAGCCATCGGCGCCGAGGACGCAGCACACGGCCCGCACCTCGGGGTTGTCCTCGGACTCGGCGGCGAGGATGCCGCGAAGGCCATTGATCGCCGCGACCTGGATCGCAGCGGACATGGCGACCGCGTAGACGTGGTCATCGCTGGTGCTCATGGGAGCACCCCTCAGGCGGTCTTCGTCTTGATCGGAGTCAGCCGAGGCGCGATGTCAAGGCGCCCATCGCGGTTGACGTAGACCGCCGAGGGGTGCAACTGGTACTCGCCGGCAGCGTAGGCCGGCTGGTCCTTGTCCAGCGAAATTTCGATCTTCTCGGGATACAGCGGGGGGTTGCCGTCGCGATCGACGGTGTGCGCGTAGGCGGTCTGAAAGCGCAT